AACAGCAGGCTCCAGCTGCCCCAGTGCCCATGCAACAGCAGGCTCCAGCTGCCCCAGTGCCCATGCAACAGCAGGCTCCAGCTGCCCCAGTGCCCATGCAACAGCAGGCTCCAGCTGCCCCAGTGCCGCAATTCACAATGACATCGAAAGCAAACGGTTTAACCAGAGAACAGTATCATGCATCAAATTGGACTGATCAGCAATTGATTGATAGTGGTATGATGAATGCACCACCCCACGATACTATTTTAAATTGATTTAATGGGTTTTATAATTTTATTTAGGAATGTTAATGGATTATGAACAAAAAATTATATTGTTAAATTTTAGCATTTCAAAAATAAAAGGCATGTTAAAATCTCAAGAAATCTACAATAAAAAAATGAGGATGGATATATACGAAGAATTGGATTTAATCAAAAATAAACAATTGGATTTCATTTGTGACGATCATTTAGAGTTCGTCACAAATGAACATCTTGATTTAATTACAGGCAAAGAATCTGTTTTAATCACAGAAGAACAATTAAAATTTGACACAGGTAAAATTCAGTACCGAATTAAAAAACGACGAAATCGACTTGAAATACTGATAAAAGAAGCTAAGTATAATGATAGTCAAATAATAGATATCCTTACGATAGAGTTTCCAGAATATAAAGTTTCTAGTCACAATACTTTACTTTCAGATTTAAAAAATCCACGCTATTATAAATCTGAAGGTTTCAAAAAGTTGACAATAATGGATCCGATAACTACTATTCTTTCTTTTAAGTGAGGCTCTGAAATGAAATCAATTGATATTATCTATGATGAAGAATGTTACCCAAATATATGGACATTATTAGCGTCTCCCTGTGATAGTGACGAACGTTATCTATTTGAAATTTCACCACGGGTTAATGATATCCACCGGTTATTACAATTCATAGAATGGTGTAGATTTTATAAGCATAGAATGGTAGGGTTTAATAATCTAGAATATGATTACCCTGTATTGCATTGGATATTACAGGGTAATTTAAACAGTTTTTCTCAACCACAATTGAACGACATTATTTATCAAAAATCGAATGCGATTATATCGACACCGTGGGAAGATCGTTTTTCTAATAGTATTTATCCTAATCAAGAAATAGTTCGACAAGTAGATTTATTTAAAATACACCATTTTGACAATCAGAATAAACGAACAAGTTTGAAAATATTAGAAATCAATATGCGACTACCGTTTGTTGAAGATCTACCATTTCCACCTGGAACAATTTTGACACTTGAACAAATGCAAGTTCTTGTTAATTACAATAAATATGATGTTTTTGCAACCAAGCAATTTTATCATGAATCTTTGCCATTGATTCAATTCAGGGATAAATTAACAAAAAAATTAAATCATGATTTTACCAATCATAATGATACAAAAATCGGTAAAGATTTCTTAGTAATGGAACTTGAAAAACGTCTTGGTCCCGAAGTTTGTTATACTAAAAATCCACGTAAACCAAAACAAACAATTTGGGGGATAATGAAATTAGGAGAATTGATATTTCCTGAAATTAAATTTAGAACAAAAGAATTCAATAGTATTTTAGAATTTTTCAATAAAACGGAAACATCCGAAACTAAAGGGGTGTTTAAAAATCTTTCTTGCACATTCCCAAATGGTTTAAAATGTGATTTTGGCATGGGGGGGATTCATGCATTTATAAAATCAATGCACGCAAGAAGTTGTTCAAAATATGCAATCATTGACCTTGATGTTGAAGGTTTTTATGGTAGTTTAAGTTTTGTAAAACAATTATATCCCGTTCATTTAAGTAGTGTTTTTTCTGATTTATTAGGTGAATTGAAAATTCAAAGAAAACAGTATGATAAAAACATGTCTGAAAATGGAATGCTTAAACTAAGTATTAACGGTGCTTGGGGTGCATCCAATGATCCTTACAGCCCGTTTTATGATAAAAAATATGCAATGCAAGTAACGATTAATGGACAATTGTTACTTTGTATGCTAGCAGAAATGATAATGCTAATTCCTGATACCACGATATTACAAATGAATACGGACGGATTGACAGTTAAGATACCGAGAACGCTTGAATCAATGTTAGAACAATACAAAAAACAATGGTCTAAATTTACCGGGTTGGTTCTTGAATCACAATACTATACTGATATGTGGCTGAAGAATGTTAATAGTTATCTTGCTGTTGATGTGATGGGAAAGATAAAACGAAAAAAAGATTATGATTATGAAAACAAAGTTGGTGCAAATATAGCATGGAATAAAAACTTTTCTATGTTGGTAGTAGCAAAAGCAGCAGAAGCGCATTTGATAAGAGGCGTTAATATATCTGATTTTATACGTAATCATGAAAATGATTTTGATTTCTGTCTAAATGTCAAAATGATAAAACCCTGGGTTCTTATGTGGGGCAATGAACAGATTCAGGGAACAACTCGTTATTATGTTTCTAAATCTGGCAAACCACTTGTTAAAGTTGGTGCAGAATTATCACGAATAACAAGTCAGAAACAAGAAATTTTACAAAATGAAATTCTAGCTGGTAGGGATGGTTCGGGGTTATTCAAATTGACTAAATCCGGTGATCCTCAACCCCTAAGCCCGGTCAACAGACAAACGGGAATCAACGTAGGATGGAATACTACGCCATGCAACAACGGCTTAATGGATCGTTCAGATATTGATTATGATTTCTACATTCAAGAAGTTGAAAAATTAACTGTTCCGATCATAGGGGGTTAACTTGAAAAGACAATGTGAAAAATGTGGCACAATTTGGACCATTCATAAACTAGGTAACATTCCTGCTACAGAAGGACTTTTAAAAACAGAGGCACGGGAGTGTACTGGTGAATATTGTCCAGGTTGCATGGCGTGGTTATTTGTAAGAGAAGAAAACACAATAGTACATTCTATTAATGACGATTTTGAATATAGTATACCATATTCAAAATTTTTTTGATTACTTCAACCAGATTTTGACACGATCTACCCACACCGATAAATCAGTACCAGTAAAATATCCGTTATGCTTAAATCGTCCAGGAGTATCAAGTGGCTGTGCCTCAAAATTCGTAATGCGACTATCAGCAGGACCATTATAACCTTCTCTACCCATTGATCCAAAGGGGTGATAAAACAACATTTCCCCGGCACGTATGGCCTTGTCACGGGGGTTGTGTACTACAATCATAGTATTACATCCCCTACCCTTTCCAGGCAATGCAAGCCATGATTCAACGGCAGGAGCGAACAAGATAACTCTGTGAGCATCCAAACCCAATCGTATAGCCTCAATAATCACCCGGCACCCGTTTGAATGTCCTATTAAATCCGCACCGTCACCGGCTTCTTTAATCAATCTAAATGCTGTTTTCTGTAGAAATTTCAAATCACGGGCATCATTAGGACCAATTGGACCATATCGAAACCTGTAAATGTTATGTTGTACCATATTGGTATCAGCTTCACTTTCTAGATAATCAGCCATTTGAAAAATGTTGTCTTTGCCATCTGTATTAATACCGTGAACAAATACCTTTTTGATACTTTGATTAATATTCATTTCTAATCTCAATTTGTAAATAATTTTTTTCAGCAGCAGCAATCGTTTTTTCATAAAAACTTAAATATGCAACACGACTATTACCAACCATATAGTTTTCATAACCGTCACGAGTTATTGATTCTCCGACTAATAAGCAACCATCAGTATTACGATGATAATTACCGATGTGAATTAAAATATATTCAAAACCAGGAACGTTTTTAATTTCAAGCATTCCCCGATGTAAATTTGGATATCTTTTTAAGTAATGATCATTCTTACCCCCTGTTAATCGTATGCCTACACGATAAATCCCAGAGGAGATTCTGGTATTGTCAGGTATTTTTACATTATGGTGCGGGTTTTCCAAGCCGAAACATTGAAATTCACCATCAATAAAGATAGTCGAAATTGTAGTGTTTTTGGTCTGAAACTGTCTTTTAACAAGAATTTTCATTTATTTTGCGAAGGTCTATTAGCTCTCAAATGTTTTCTTTCCAATAATAAATCTCTCATTGATGGAAGTTTGTTATTTAATATCATTGGGTTAGTGTCTAACAATTCTTCAATAGTTCTTGCTAAATTTTTTATTAATTTATCATCGGTAGCTGACATTTTAACTTCCCAATCTTCTAACGGCTTCCTATCTATTAACACCTGTTCCTCTAAATCCCTCTGTTTCTTTTCTTTTTCAGTAAATGGGATCCTGGTGGTTTTTTTTGTTTTAGCATCAAATACTTTGTGATATTGATTATTCATGTGATAATCCCCATATTGTCATTCTTCCTGTTGATACATTACCTGAAGAAAATAGAAATTGAATTCTATCTAATGTTATGACTGCTGTTCTGTGTCCAGCTATTACACACAGTTGCGAATTATCATTGCTGTTTTGAGGCGCACAAGTGCCGCTTATAGAAGGAAAGGAATCACCATCTCCAGGTCTATGTAAAAATAACATACCACCAAAAGCATTACAAGCAACTCCTCCTAATTTAATATGTGTATCACCTATTGAACCTGATCCAGTATATATAGTAGGATTAGTAGACGCTGTTATATGATATACATAGTTATAATCTGTACTACCACTATCTATACCACCACTATCACCAACTCGTAAATGAGCGATTGGGGTTCCAGTAGCAGGAATTAAATCACTCAGACCAATAGCATATGTATCATAAGTACTATCCAAACCCGTGATAGTTAATGTAGCATCATCACTAGCTTCTATTGTACCTATTAAATTCCAAGCACCACCGCCATTAGGAGAAATAACGGGTGTACCATCCGCTTTAGTAATCGCTACCACTCGGACAGTATTTGTAGCGGTTGAAAAAAACGTAATTTCATCACCGGCAGCAGTTGTAAAATTTGCAGATCCTGGGAGTGTAATACTACCCCCATGGGTGATAGTTAATATCCCGTCAAACTGCAATCTAAATAGCCTATTAACGGCAACAGTCATTGTTGAAAAACCAGTTGTGCCTGTCACATCAAAATAATCACCATTGGTACCGATTGTAAGTGGTGATGAGGAAGCGATATCACCACCTTTTTCAGAACCGATGTAATTTCCATTTGGATCAAGGAAACCGCCTAATTGTGGTGTGGTATCTTCAGAAACATTAAATAATCCAGAAACAACAGCTGAACCATCCGCTTTAGTAATCGCTACCACTCGGACAGTATTTGCAGCGGTTGAAAAACATAGAAGATGGTCACCGGCAGCAGTTGTGAAATTTGTAGATCCTGGGAGTGTAATACTACCCCCATGGGTGATAGTTAACACCGCATCGAATTCAAGAATAAAAAACCGATTTTCAATAACGGTCATTGTTGAAAAACTATTTGTACCGGTTATATCGAAATAATCACCGTCAATATCAATCACAAGAGGTGAAGAAGAAGCAATATCACCACCTTTGCCCATTCCGATGTAATTTCCATTTGGATCAAGGAAACCGCCTAATTGTGGGCTTGTATCGTCCACCACGGCACCAAGTGGACCAGGAGGTCCAACATCACCGGTATCACCTTTGAGAGTAATACCCCCTAGTGTTGATCCATCACCTAGATAGAATGTATCTAAATCAGAATCAAACATAATTTCACCTTTATCGGGTGTAATAGCGGTTCTTTGTGCAGTTGTGATAGTCGGTGGAAAAAACTTTGCCATAATTACACTCTATTTCCATAATTGAACATTGCGCTTCCAGTTGTTCGGTCACCAAGATTGATAACAGCATCGGAACCAGACGCACCGAGTAAAGCAGTTACTTCTGCAAGATCAGAACTGGTTTGTATCGCATCTTCCGCTGCATTCGCTGCACTTGCCGCCGCTGCAACTGCACTTGCTTCTGCATCTGCTGCAAAAGATTCTGAAGTGGTTACATTTTTACTAATGATGAAAACAACATTATCAGTAATACCAGAAGGTGGAGGGGTTATGAATATAACATCAAAATTAACCAGTGTGAACAAACTCGGTGATTGAAATACACCATCTACAAAGGTCAATAAATTATCTTTACTAGTAGGTTCTTCTGACAACGTAAACAACGTTAAAATACCATTTCCGGCAAATGTATCAACAATATTGTCAGCGGTTGACACAACTAATGGTTGCCAATTGGAAGGAATGAAACTAGTTCCTGATACGAACGGTACAGGAACTTTCGCAACGTAAAAATCTCCTGTCCCAGCTGGAAACCTATAAACTTGGATATTGCTTGTAACTTCGGTACTTGATGTCCAATCAATTGCAGGAATTTGAAAACCAAGTTTTGCCAATTGCCCTTGAACGGTGCTAACAGTGCTTCCAAGACGCGTCGTAGTCTCTTGAATAGGTGAACCAGTAGCTATCCCACCTGATCTACTATTTACAACTTCAGCAAGGGTTACTGTATCGACTTGGGCATTGTTTAAATCTTGAAGTGTAACAGCTGTCATTATTTTAACTCCCTTGTTGACATTTTAAATTCATTCATCTTTAATAAAAGAGCCAGCCATTCATCAGATTTTTTCAATCCGTTCCATTCATCACGCCATTTTTCGTTCCATTCATCCCGCCATTTTTCGTTTTCCTCTTTCTTAAATTTTTTCCAAAATTCTTGTTTCTTTTTTATCTTCCATATTTCTAACTGGTTCGTGCCGGGATCTTTAAATGCGGTTGTTTTAATTCCACTCTCAACATGGCAAAATTCACGTAGGAGTGATTGAATTTTGCCATGTTTACCCCCTGTGAGTTTTAAAGGTGAATTGTCGATATACGTATATGCTGCTAATACACAAGATTCTACCCGATTTTTGAACGAGCTTGTTATATCAGTGTTTACTCTGACATTTCGCTCAGTGATAACTACTCCAGTGAGTACACCAATCGTAATTAATACAATACATACTTCTATTAGGGTGAATCCTGTTTCCTGTGTTTTATCTCCTTGTGAAAACATCACGGGTGAGACCTCCAGGTGCAGGACCACCAAGGATAGGACCACCAGAACCTCCAGGTGTAGGCCCACCAAGGCCAGTATCAAGAACAGGTGGGGGTATAACCCCATAGCCGTCATTAGTAACAATCAGAAGATTTCTATTTGTAGGTGGGTGTGGCATCACTTTGAAATCATCTGGAGAAAGTATCTCCTGTGATTTTTCATACAGTAAAACAGCCATTGCTTCGGATGGTACATAGATTCTAGCTGTTATTTTACCATCGGGATGTTTTTTAATTTTACAGAAATGCTTCAAAAGAGTCCCATTATCTTGGTGTTTGTCGATCTCTGACCCATCATATTTTTTATGACTGTTTATCTGAAAAGATGCCATAATACAGGATTCTACCCGATTTTTAAACAAACGTGTAACGTCTGCATTCGTTTTTACATCCTTACCGATTGCTATCGCTGCCATGACCACACCAATGATCACCAACACTATGGCAACCTCAACTAAGGAAAATCCTGTACTCTGTTTTTTCATTATGAAAATCCTTCACTAAATCCGGTTGAGTGCCCACGTGTTAACGGGTTCAATTTATCAAAAATGTAATACCGTTTATCGTAATTAATCCCCGTCACTCTAACATACTGTTTTTCCGAAGGATCAATAGTCAGTGGTAAAATCCTTTGTGCCTCTAATCTCATCTCTGGACCAAATGAAAATTCAGTTTTTAAAGCACTATTATCAGTGTATATCGTTTCCTCTGGAATCTCAAGAAGCACAATATGTTTGCTATCAGAACTAGCAATAACCGGTATGGATTGAATATCACCATTACGTTTTTTTAAGATAATAAAATGATCGTCACCCGGTGTGAATTCAACCGATTGTGATAATCGAAGTTCCAAACCGTCTACTGATCTTATATAACCATCAAACGTATTAACACGACTGCCTTTGACTACTGATATCATTCGTGACGGTTTAATAAATCTACCTTCTGAAGTTGTAGTAACATCAACCCCAATTCTACCATACCGAATTTTTTGAAATTCCCGCCACGTACGCCATTGTGCCTGTTGAAAATTTGCAATACCTGGAATTTCGTAAGTTTTGGGATTAATCGCACTACGATCAACAGGAAAGAAAATTAATTCTTGGGTATTGGTTTCTCGATTCTGCCATTTCAAAATAACTCCGTCATTTTCTGAAGAATTTTTAAACCGTCTCGACCATACTTCCGTATTGGGTTTTTTTGATCGATGAGTAAAAACCATTGCGGGTCCAATTTGTGGTTTTTCAAACTCAACTTGTAAAACTTTTCCTGTACGATAAGGAACACAAAAAACAGCATTTGCAATAGTATAGAAAATCTCTTGTGGTGTTATTTGTGTTGAATCAAAAGTGTAATTAAACTCCCCTGCTTCGGAAGCATCAAAATATTCTTCAATATCTTCTTGAGTTTGTAATAACTGATCAAGATCAAGTTCGGTAGTATCTCTACCACCGATTTTTGAATCAAGTGCCATCCTAATCAATGTTTGCATTGCTTGAGTGTTAGGTGTAAGACTTCCAGCAAACGAACCACCACCTAAATATTTATCAACCTTTTCTGTTGCCAAACACGATAGCACAGGTGTTGTGATTGCTGTACTAGTTTCATTTCTGATTCGTCGGGTATGGATTGTAGTAACATCTCCAAAATCGGTTAGTTCAACATCCTGGGAACCATATAAATCTCTCCACTGAATTTCATCAACTACAGTACCTTCAAATTCAAAATCTTTCGGGGTTGTTCTTTTAACTCTACACCTAACATACGATCTAGAACCCATGGTGATTTCAACCGTTGTACCTTTTTGATCTGTGTCACCACCTGATACGGTACCGGATGAAGAAGAAATAGAACCTACTGGATCTCTATTATCGTCAAGAAATTGCCATTCTAAGGTAAAATTTACACTAGTGGAAATTCGGTCTACCCCATCATCTTTGAACATGCCTTTTGCAGCAATAACATTCACCCAAAATCTATCGACTTTGAGAGTGGAAAAAGAAAACCAGCTTGTAAAGCCTCCTGCTGGTGTTTCATTACTAGCTGTAAGGATTAATCCCCCGACTTCAACAGAACGCCGTACCGTTTGAACTAAGTCACTTATAATCGGTCCTATTTGTATTTCTGGAGAATCACCACTATTGGGAGAAGTGAAAGGATCATAAACGGCGGCACTTGCGTTAGTAATATCAGATATTAGAGTGTCACCATCTTTAATATCTTCAATCAATAATGATTTTCTACCAACACAATAATAAGAAATTTCTTCTTCTATATTTGACACGAATTTACGATACGGACTCATGATGATATCAGGAATGGAATTTACTTGACCACCAATATCGGGAATTCTTTCATTAATTCTAGCTGTATTTGATCTATCACCAAGTGCATTATTTGGTGATTGTTGTTGACGGTTTACATTTTTTAATGCAACAGGTTGTGGTATATCTGGTCTACCGGCAAATAAACTAGATACCGAAATAACGGTAGAAATGATAGATGCAACAGCACCGATAATTTTCAATGCGGCAATAAATCCGATACCACCTGCGGGAGTTTCAACAATAGTAAATTCACCTATTGTTGAAATCATTTTTGAAAAATTTTTAGTTATTTCATTTTCGGAAGTGGGTTGAAAACCTTCATGAACAGAAAAAGGGCTTGCTTCAAAATTTTCCAAGCAAAAATGAGCAGGGGTTTCTGCTTGTATTTCTTTTAACTCCCCATTAAGAGGATAATATTTAATACTTACTGTCATATTATCCTCTTAATGGGTATTTTTTCGTTGCCCAAATCAATGAAATCACCCATCCTAAGAATGTCCATCCTAAAAATAAATTTGTAATAAAAATTGCCCAAACGTCGTAGTGTTTACGCTGTTTAGCTACGATACTTGGAATGAAATAAATACATGTAAGAACAAAAACAATAAGAATGAGTGGTCCAATATCCATATTTAATTTTCCTGCTTAATATTTACCGCCACAATTCAACATTTCTTCTATTTTTCACCGCTTCTCTCAAAGGTTCAAAAATAACCTGTCCTGCAATATTACAAGAATGGGAAACCCACCCATTAAACCACACTCCAGCATGATAGTAATCAATTCCGGCAATAGGTCTTTTGAAAATCACAATATCATAATTTTTCGGTTTGGTAACCAATGTCAAACCGTGTTTATTTCTGGTTCGTTCAGTATTAAATTTACTTGCCACAACACCAACCGCCATCGATGTAACCATATACATTTTGGTCTTAATCCCTACAGCACTACGGACACTAACCACATGTTGCCAACAATTATAGGTCATGAGTCCGTAACGTTTGCCGGTGTATGAATTGATATCAATCATAATGCTCTCAACATTGGGAAATCAGTAAAATTATATGTTTGTCCCGTTTCTCTAGTGTTGAGCCTTGGTATACCTGATTGAATAGTGAAAACACCCTTGCTCTGTGCAATTGATTCAAGATCATAAATAAATGGACCTTCTGCAATCTCATTGAGATTCGTAGAAAGATATATCCGATAGGTAATTGTAGATTTATTCTGATCACCTACATCAATCCTATCCATTTCATTATCAAGGATATTTTCAACATCTGGCAAATTAAAACTTGCCAATTGATCAAGATCATCTGAAATTTTACTATTGTCACTTATAAAATCAATGGGTTCATAAATCTGGTCAATTTCATTTTCATCTTTTGCAGTCAATTGTTTAGGATCACGAACAAATCTAAACACCTGGGATAATGAAGGGTGTTGCAACTCAATGGTTTCAAAAACTCGTTCTTCCTCAGGTTGAGAGTTTAGAAACCGTTTATAATCATCTAAAATAGTCATTTCAAAACCAAGAAATCAATATTGGTAAGTTTCGCTAACCGATCAAGAACAGATTGTAATTCCTCTCCGTACTCCTCAACCAAAGGCCATAATGAACCACCAAATGGGGCATCTTGTGAAGGTGTAGTTTCAACCACTAATACACACGCAACACGAAAATTAATACCCTCAACAGTTGTAATATCAATAGTCCCAGGTTTAAAAAGTGCTTGATGGTCTTCTACCCCCCCTGTGTCAGTTTCAAGAGGTATTTTAAAACTATTTGCACCATGATTTATACCACCTTGTGCGGCATTGGAATCAAACCAATCAAAGAAAGCAGCTTTTTGAAGATTGGTGAACGCAAAAATAACGTTAATTTCAACTGCTTCTAATGATTGATCTAAATTAGTTCGGAAAATACCTCCAGCAACAGGTGTACCAATCAGATTTTTACCACGTTTAACTTTATAACCTCTAGCAAGAGGAATAGCAAAATTAGGAATTGTTGAATTACCCATTAAAATTGTCTTCCTGCTGTAGTGGCACGTCCCAATGATTTAGAAATTTTTGAATTAGAATTCTCTAAATCAGAAGATACCGTATTTCTGATAAGGATAATAACTTTTTGATCTTCATCAATGCTTATATCTGGTTCGCTAATTTCTTCAGATGTTTGGTTAATAATTATAATTTCTGGTACAGCCGGTCTGTTTTCTGTTATCTGTTTTGTTTCCCGTGTATCAGTAATCCTACCACCAGTACCAAATTCTACCAATTCCGGTCCTTGCTCTCCTACCATTAAACGTTGACCGGCTTGAAACTGCCCTCCTTGCTGTCTTGCCGATGGTGGAGGAGCTGAAACTATAGCGGCAACTTGACCAGCACCAGCTGCACCAGCTGCGGCAGCAAGTAAGAAACTTAAAGGTGGAGGAGCTGAAGCAAGAGCTTTAGAAACAGCTGAAGCAGTTTCAACAACTGCATTTGCAAGTGCAGCGGCTTGACCGATTCTAAAAAGCTCCTCATTACCAGATTGCATTAATCCGGTAATTTTACCAATAAGTTTTTGTGTCTCTTCCTCTTTTACCTTTGCAACTATTTTGTCAAGATTTTCATTTGCGGTTTTTGCTTTTTTTCCAATCTCTAATTTTGCTTGTTGAAAATCCTTTTCTAAAATCAAACGATTAGCGAAATCTTTTTCGAGTTGTTCAAGACGTTCCGCTCTAACTCTTTCAATTGTTTGACGTTCTGTTTCGTTCAGTTCAAGAATTAAATCAAGCCGCCTTTGTGCTGCGCCTCGTTCACGTTCTAATTCTCTATCTAATCGCTCTTGTGCTCTTATATCCGCTTCTGCTTGCCTAGCTAAATCATCAATTAATTTCTGTTCTTCCGTTTGCCGTTTGAGTTCTCTTTTTTCCTCTTCTGCTTTTTGTTCTGCTGCAAATTCAGCAGCTCTACGTTCCTTTCCAGTTTCTTCCCTGAAGGCGGCTTTTTCTGTTTCTTCTCTGGCTTGTCGTTCAATATTCAAGAGCCTTTGACGGGAAGCAATTAAATCACCTATGCGGATTTGTGCTCGGACGATATCTTTATCATCTCCAAAATTAAAAATACCTTGATCAGTTTGTAGTTCTTTAATTTTTACCCGCAACGCTTCAATTTCGGTATTTACACCTTCAATGGTACTTGGAAAATCATCACCAAATAAAAATTCAGCCAAAACACCTTTTGCTTTGGTGAACACATTGGAAAATAAACTGGCCATTTTTGACAATTCGGTGTTCGCATCTCTCAACGCTTGTACTTCCGAATCTGTTAATAATAACCCTTTACTTTCAATTTCTAACGAAATTTCTTTTAATGCAGCACCATTATTTTCTAATAATGGAATTAGTTTAGTTGAATCATTAGCTAAAGCTTCCATGATTGCGGTAACTTCGGTACCATCAAATCCAAGCTGTTCCATACCTTCAGCTACAGCTAATAACACACCTCCCGGCCCAAGTTCGGTCAATTCCTCCCTAGTTCTCCCAAGAGGTTTAAGGACTTTTTCAAAAACCTCCTTAAATTCACCTCCGCCGCTTAAAACAAATTGCCCAACTTTATCATTAACATCTTTTAAGATATCAGCAGTTTTATCAGCATCAACATTCACAGTTTTGAATGCAGTGGATAATTTTTGAAATTCTTGAACGGAAGTATCGGACAAATCAGCGAGAATTATCAATTCAGATTTCAAAGAATCAATATTTGCAGCAAGGCCAATGAAAGCAGCAGTAATACCGATAACACCGCCACTAAGCAATGTCATGTTGCCAATTGTCGAAAGAACAGAACTACCTAAACCACCAAGTGTTCTGCTTGCGGTTCTACTAGCTCTCGATTGGGCCTGTAATGATCTGGTTAATTCTTGGGATTCTCTATCTAACTGTTCTGTTGCGGTTTCGGTACGATCTGCTTGTCTTTCAAGACCATGCAATTCATCTGTTGCCCTTCGTACCCCTACTGACTCCACCCTTGCTGTCAATGTTGCTGTTGCCATCGTTTGGATTCCAATAGATATTATCTATTTGCATTATGATTGAGGATTCCCACGGTTCAATGTTCATATACATCACTTGTTGAAAATAAAATAATTCCTGATAAGTGATAATTTGGCCCCTACGACACTGCAACCAATACGTTTTTAAATATTCTAATTCCTTTGGTGCAGGGGTTAATTCTATCTCTAGAACTGGTGCACCCATCTTTCTAAGGGTTTCAAAATGTTGATTTTGCGTTACACCTTTCGAATCTTTTTTATTTAATTTTATCCACTCCTCGCAATGTTTAAGGAGTTGCGTTACTTTTTTTTAAGGAAATTTGCCCGATTAACAACAAACTTATCAAGAGCCGCCTTAATATATGGAGTATTTTGTAAAAATTTCAAAACTGTTTCATTGGTACAATCAGTATTAAAACTCCAATTAATAACAAGATTAGAAAGAAGGATGTCACTTTGTTTTATTGAATCAGAACCGGTAAGAGCGGCCTTCATCGTCTTTCTGTAAGCTTTTTCGTACAAGGATGACTCAGCACCAACCACAGTAAGCCATTCACTACTTTGAGTACCGTCAGGAGATTCAAGTGGAAATTCAACCCCTAAATCAGATTGAGGACGAGTGTAAAAATCCTCAGGTTTCAAATATCCAGCAGAAAATTTAGTACGTTTCATTATACAATACTCCGAATTATCAAACTTGAATTACCAATAGAACCGATTGCCTGTGCTTCCAAATTTTGCACAATTGATGTTGGCCCCTCAATTTCGGGAGAACCGGTTGTATATTTTACCGTTGGAAAATCGAACATCAACGAACCGTCAATCCCTTCAAGAATTGCCGTCAATTGTACCTCAGTTTCATCAAGGAATTTTTGCAACAAATCCGTACTACTGAAAAAAGTGGAAATGGACAGTGTATTATTCGCACGTCCCTTTTCAATAAACGACACCCCTTCAGAACCAATTGCAAATTGTGCAGACTGATTATTATCGTTAGTGATACTTATAGAACTGAAAAATCCAATAATCACGCCATCTTGAAGAATCCGACCATCAAGAGCCGAAAAAACCTCGGTAGTGATTACCGAACCAAATGTTGAACCGGAAGGAGGTGTAGCACCGAGTAAAGTCAATTCACGTCCAATCACTGGTAAAGAACCAGTCACATTGGCGTTCACGCTGATATCAAAACTAAATCCTGTGATTTCAACACCGGTTACCAATTGATAATCTGCTGTTCCATCCGAATCTGGAAAATTACTTAAAATTGACATAGTACGGCGGATACTACCAACTGACAGAGTATCACCGACTTTAATATCAGTAGTAACACTTGATTCATCAGCTAAAACACCGGGAGCAATACCAGCACAAGTAACCACTGTTGCAGTGACGGTTGTCGCTCGGAAAGTTCCCGCATTCCCACCTGTTAAACTTGGAAATTTGACCATGTCACCAACGACAATAGAGGTTGGTCCGGTTGTGAAATCTCCCGATGCTCTACTGAATGTTTTTCCAGAAGCGGAAACGGTTATACTTAACCCTGCTTCACCCAAACGAACGACCCATGTTCCCCCTAATGCAGCTTCCAAAAGATCATCATAACTGGTAGGTGAGAGTTCAACCGAAATTTCACCACTAGTTTGTTTGGACCCAAGACGAACATTCGTTGTATCTCTACCTCCATCAAGTTCATTAGACACCAATACATCACGGTTTTGTTGAAGATTTCCAGAAGTAAACCGTAAAGGTAACCATTCAGGACTTGTAGGTGTCACTCCACAATCTGTTTCAATGACATAATAATGGGCTACTGTTAAACCTGATTTTGGTTGTATACATGTCATTTCAAGGTATCCTTCTGATATAGCTAGACCAATCAACGTTTAAATCTAAAATAGCCCACCCTTTATTTATCCGCAATGAGCCACGACCGATATTGTTTAATCTAACACAGGTAGTTAACCATTCTAAATTTACACCAGATTTAAATACAGCGGCTATTTCATCAGCTTTTCGATTTATATTACCAGTACCGCTATCTTTTGGATAATAAATACTGATTTGATAAATCCCCTCATGTAAATTTGTACCTGAAGGTCCAAGTTCTGATTGTATCGGCTGAACAGGTAGAAGAGTTCCAGTAAGGAAAGGGGTTGAAATATCTGGTACAACAATTGAATTCTCAAGATATGCAGGAAGACCACCGAAACTAATTGTTTTCAATGGTACATCAAGTGCTTTCTGTATCTCCTCAAAACTCATATCAACACCAATTTAATAACGGAATTTTCGACTATGGAATTCTGCGTATTTTCCAGGATTTATTAAGCAATATTCAGCATATTGTATATATTTAGATATACTAGAACCATAATGTCTTATACGTACAAAATCTCTATACTTTCCCTTCCGATTGTAAATATTAGCTAAATTACGCACTTTTCGTATATCCGCCAAATCATAGATATCAATTGGACTCCCGACTTTTTCTAGGTAATGCTTTGATATGTCTATGATTTCCCTAGAATAATGATATGCGGAACCGCTTGCATCCCGACCATCAATTTCAACCATCCATTTTCTAAAATTATCTACTGGAATTTGATGAATATTCGGTATTACTGGTCTTTTTGGTATAGATTTCTGCAACATCATTTTACTCATCATTTAAAAATGTACACAGGGGGGACTAGCGGAAACCCCCTGTGTACTTCCCACTGTGGAAAAACATTGTACATAGCGAACCTGACACCTCTACATACTTTTCCACAGTGGGAATAAAAAATATGTGGGCATAGTAAGTCATGCTAGAAATTTACACGAATTTTTGCATTAGCAGAATGGGAAATAAACTGAGATCTAATACCCGCATCATAGCCCACACTGAAAACATATGCACCATCATCACTGGCATATTCAACACCTGCACCAATGATAGCACCCAGGGCAGACGGCTTAACACCAGTTGACACAGGAGTAACACTACCATTGCTTGCCCAAGATGAATTTACCACGGCTTGCTCTCTAGCAATATCTAAATCCGCAATTAAACGCAATTTTGGAATGATTGCACCACCATCTGTAACCATCTTGCTACCCATGGTTACACCAGTTTGAACACTCAATAAATCCATGCTTTTAACATTGATTTTTTTAGCACCTATGCCACTTTCGGTATATTCATCCGGTGACACATGCGAATAAGACATCGAAACTTTAGGAGTGATTGACCAGCTACCCATATCCATCGGTACACTGAAACCAGCACCAACTGAATAAATATCAGTGCCGAATGAACCTGTTACTTGACCACCTAACCCAGTACGGCTTGTATCACTCGTTGAATGACCATATGCAACAGATCCATCAATAACATGTCCGTCATTTAAAAATGCACCATACAAAGTACTCTGATACTGTTTTGTCTGCGTTTCAGAATTGGCAATACTTTTACCTTCAGTGTCAGTATCTACATAGCTGAAAGCACCACCAATTACAATGTCCCCAATGGTTTTATCAACACCAATGACAACACCATGACTATCTGCTTCGTAGCCAGCTACAGATTGACGTGTGCCCATATCAGCAGTAGAACCTATCACTTTAAGCCATGCACCCTTATCAAGACTTGAACTTCCAGAGTTCATACCTGAATATTTTCTCAATCCGTACTTACCTGAAGCTGTAACAATACTTTCTTGACGAACATTTACCGTATTATTGACAATGGTGATACCTGTTGCCGCACCTACTACCGCACTATTGGTATCAGAATTGGCTTTGGTGTTGATTTCATCCATTGTCGTATTGCCATTTTTAAGATCATCCATAACTTTACCAAATACAGTTTTACTAGCTGGATCGGATACAAATGCAAATGCGATACCTGCCATCGTTGCTTTGTCTGACTTGGTAGTATTCGGGTTTAATTCAGAAAGCTTCGTAATGACTGCTGTTTTTTCTGTTTCAGAAAGTTTAGAAGTCATGCTAGACATCTCTGATTCAGACATTCCTATGTTGGATGCATAATTTTCAATAGCATCATCAGCGGTGGCTAGCACCTCTTCAACAGCTTCAATACCAGCTACCAACACATCACCCAGATTGACAACATCGGCCTCAGTAGCTAATACCTCTTCAACACCTTCAACACCAACTACCAGCACCTGTCCGAGAACGATAACGTCATCGGCGGTAGCTAATACAGCATCTTTACCTTCAACAGCAGCTACCAACACATCGCCAACCTTAATGACATTGACTTCAGTTGCTTCAATTGCATCACCCAGATTAACAACATCGTCCTCAGTTGCTAATACAGCAGCTTTACCTTCAACAGCAGCTACCAATACATCACCGACCTTGACAACATGATCAGCGGTGGCTGATATCACTTGCCCAACCTCAATGACATCATCCTCAGTAGCTAATTCCTCAGCAACACCCTCGGTGCCTTCAATCAATACCTCACCTAGCTCAATAACATCATCGGCTGTGGCTTTTATTGGGTCACCAATATTGACAACATCATCAGCTTCGGCTAAAACCTCGGTAACAGCCATAACTTCGGCTTCCAACACATCATCAACGGCGATAAGATCACTTTCAGTAGCATGATATGTGGCTTTTATTGCATCGCCTTCTTTTACAGCTTTGACGGCACCTAGATTATCAGGATCATCACTACCTTCAGCAATACCACGGGCTTTTAACTCTCTAGCATCTTGTAACTCAGTAGCGGAAATTTCACCAATTTCAACAATAATTTTAGCATCTTCTAACTGGGTAGCATCGACTATTTGATCAATTGCAACAATTTTTCCCGCATCGATCAGATCAGCATCAGTGATAGCTTCATTAGGATTGGCACTATCATAATTAATAATTTTTTCAGCATCATCTGTATCATCACTATCGATTTCACCATGTGCAATAACAAAATTGGCATCGGTCACATCGACAGCATTAATTCCATTTTGCTCAACAATGAATTTAGCATCTGTTAACTGTTGAGCAACGATAAAATCAGTACCGTTAGCATCAATCAGACGATCAACAATTAACCTATCCTGATACATTTTAATAAATGCATTTTTTTGAGTATCATTAAGGCTAACTTCTGTACCGTTAGTATTATCATTTAAGGTCTTTAATAATACACTGCTTGCAGCACCAGGAGTATCACTAAGTATACTCTTTACTGCATCAGTATTTGCTTTATTAATTACAATATGTGTAGCTGCCCGGCTAGCATCATTTGTCGGAAGTGACATAATAATGTCATCAACATTAACTACGGCACTTATCTTTCCATCGACGTTTTCATCAGCATGACCAGCAGTAAGAATATTATTGGTTATGTTCGTATTAGCAGTATCGTAACTACTACTATCAAGCGTCTGATTGATTTCAGCAATAGCCTGATATGGTGTTAAATCTGCATCAACCTCACCAATACGTTTGATCTCTTGATATGTTGTTAAACCAGCATTATCAACCAAACCAATACGTTCGATGTTTACAGCATATGTCACATCGGCGGCATCAATAGATCGATTTACATCAACAATTAAGTCTGCTTTTGTTCTGTCACCAACCCCAATTTCAGCATTATAATTGCTGATAAGTGTATTTTGTGTAAGACAAGCAGTATCAACCTCACCAACACGTTCGATATTTACAGCCGTAGCATATTCTTCTTTGGTAATTCCTACGACAAAATGGCGTTCTAGAGTGGCAAATATGATATCATCGACTTCAATAACGTCATCAATGGTGGCTAGCACGGCATCTTTATGTAAAACACCGGCTGTCAATACATCGCCAATCTCAATAACATGCTTTTCAGTTGCTTTAATTGGACCATGAAGCTCAACAACATCTTCCACACCGGCTGTTACGTCAGGGATATGTTTGACATATTCAACCAGGACATCGCCAACCGCAATAGCATTTCTCTCTGTGATTTTTAATGGATCACCAATATTGACAACATCGGTAGCAGTGGCAATCACCTCAGTTACAGCGAAAAACTCATCAACCAGCACATCACCGAGATTGATAACATTGGCTTCAGTAGCAGCGATTGAAGCACCCAATTGAATAACATCATCAAGAGTGGCTAATACAGGACCAACATCTTCGGTTTCAGCAATCAATATTTGGTCAAGTATGATAACGTCATCAACACCTGCTAAGACCTCAGTTACACCTGTAATACCAGCTACCAATACCTGATTAAGCGTCACAACATCAGCTTCGGTGGCTAAAACAGCATCAACACCTTCAACACCAGCAACTAACACATCTCCTGGAGAAACAAAGGTAGTTTCAACACTGCTCTCAGAAGATACAGAAACATTAACCGCACTATATGCAACCGATGGTTCCGCATCGCAAACATTCACACTAAAAAAACTTGCACACGCTAACGCACTAAATAATCCTACTTTGTTAATTTTCTTTTTCATTTGCTTCTTTCCTTTTTTTATACTAGAATAAATGTAAACAGACATAGTTGTAAACATATCACATGGAATGTTGCACGTCAACAACATTCCATGTGATATCAACCAAATCATGTAATTCATCACCCCCCCCCCCCTATTTAAATTCTAATACAAATCATCAATTTAGAGATCATACTCATAGATGGAATCGTTTGAAGTACCAACCATAAATATTTTGGTGCCATTATTATTAAACGTTATTCCTCTAGGGCTTCCATCTTCTAAAGAAACAGATTTCGTAACCTGAACGCCTGATAATGTCGATATGTCAAATTCTGTTGATAAATCATACTCATATATTGAATTATTTTGATTACCAAGCATAAATAATTTGTCACCAGTATCATTAAAAACAATATCGGTGGGTGTTTCATCTTCCAAAGTAATGGATTTTGATTGCTGAACTACTGATAACGTTGATAAATCAAATGCAGTACTCAGATTATATTCATAGATAGAATCATTCTGAGAACCAATTGTAAATAATTTATTTCCGTTATTGCTGAAAGTAATATCAGTAGGGTTATTATCTTCTGAAGCAATAGATTTTCTTTCTTGGACTACTGATAATGTTGATATATCGTATGCAGTGCTTAAATCATACTCATTAATACCAGGTTCGGTTGCGCTCATATCGTATTCATAAATTGAACCGTTAGCAATACCAATCATAAATATCTTAGTGCCATCATCATTAAACGCTATTCCAGTTGGAATTGAATCTTCCAATGAAATAGATTTAGTTGCTTGAACTCCAGATAACGTTAATAAATCAAATGCTGTGCCTAAATCATATTCATAAATTGAACCATTGGTAATACCAATCATAAATATCTTAGTGCCATCATCATTAAACGCTATACTCCTTGGATTATCGTCTTCCAATGAAATAGATTTAGTTGCTTGAACTCCAGATAACGTTAGTAAATCAAATGCTGTGCCTAAATTATATTCATAAATTGAATCGTTGGAAGTACCAATCATAAATATCTTAGTGCCATCATTATTAAATGCTATTCCAGTTGGACTAGTATCTTCCGATGCAACCGATTTCGTAACCTGAACGCCTGATAACGTTAGTAAATCAAATGCTGTGCCTAAATTATATTCATAAATTGAATCGTTGGAAGTACCAATCATAAATATCTTAGTGCCATCATCATTAAACGCTATTCCAGTTGGACCAGTATCTTCTAACGTTACAGATTTAGTTGCTTGAACTCCAGATAACGTTAATAAATCAAATGCTGTGCCTAAATCATATTCATAAATTGAATTGTTTGAATTACCAACCATGAATATCTTTGTGCCATCATTATTAAATGCTATTCCTTGTGGAGAATTATCCTCAGTTGCGATAGGTTTTGTAACCTGGACTGTTGATAAATTATTCAAATCGTATACTACAAGAAAACCGTCACTTCCAACCATGAATATCTTACTGCCATCATTATTGAAAGCTATTCCTCTAGGATTCACATCTTCTGAAGTAATAGAACTACTTGCCTGAACTCCTGACAATGTAAATAAATCAAATTCGGTACTAAGATTATACTCAAAAATTGAATCATTCTGGGCACCAATCATGAATAATTTATCACCGTCATTATTAAAAATAATATCTCTGGGGTTAGCATCTTCCGAATTAACAGATTTCGTAACCTGAACCGCAGATAAATTATTTAAATCGTAACCAACACTAGGAGGTACTTCAATTATCGATGTCGTGGATATGTCGAATGGTGTGGTTAGATCATATGAATAGAAACGATCATTGTCACTTCCAATCACATAAAATCTAGTTCCGTCATTGATGAAAGTTATTCCTGCTGGAATAGTATCACTAGATGGAATTACGACTGTAGATTGAACCTGTGATAATGTGGATATATTGAACGGCGTGGTTAGACCGTACTCGTAGACTGAATCATTTTGTTGCCCAGCTATAAATAATTTCGTTCCATCTCTGTTAAATCTTAATGCTTTAGGGCTAGTATCTTCTGAACCAATAGATTTCACTCCCTGCACTTCAGACAATGTAGATATGTCAAATGGTGTGCTTAAAGCATACTCATAGACGTAATTATTTTCATCCCCAGCTATAAATAATTTAGTTCCATCTTTGTTGAAAATAATAGCAGTCGGTGCATTATCACCTGATACAATGGATTTTATTATCTGGACACCAGATAATGTGGATATATCGAATGGTGTGGTTAGATCATACTCATATATAGATGCATTTTGTTGTCCAAGAAGGAATAATTTAGTTCCGTCTTTATTGAAAATAATAGCAGTTGGTAAATTATCTTCCGAAGCAATAGATTTCGTTTCTTGCACTTCCGATAAAGTCGATATATCGAATGGTGTGGTTAAATCATGTTCATAGATAGAATTATTCTGTTGCCCAACTAAAAATAATTTCGTCCCATCTTTATTGAAAATTATATCAACAGGGTTTGTTTCATCTATTGACATACCAACACCATCCACTTCATAAAATTTTACAATCTATTAATTCTTCTTGCATTTTCGTTAAAAATTCTAGTGAACCTTTTTGCTGTAATTCTGACCACACCTTTTGGTGCTTGTCGAGAAAATCCACCTGTAGTTTTTGGACCATCTCCAAATCCACCAAATTCTATAACTTCAGAATAAGGAAGATTATTAGTAAGCCAAAAAATACGAGGTATCCTTGCCCCATTAACTACTCGTTCAATACGTTGATTTACTTCATTTTCTGATTTTTCTGAGTTCGGTTCAACTTTTCGAGAAGGTCTTGAAATTGTTGCAAACCAATTAGCTCGAAACCTTCCAGTATCAACTGGGGATGCTTGGACAATCTGACCAAAAAATTTAATAACCGTTATTCTAAAAACTTCATCGAACAAATTAGAAAAATCAATATTAAATTCTCTAATTTGGTCTGAAAATCTACCCATAATTCACCGCCGAATATGCACAGTATATAATACAGTTCTGCTGGTATATCGTGACGGAAAAATGCCAACAATTGAATATTTTAATCCATCAATCAATATTTTATCATTCATAAAAGGTTCAATCGCACTAGTGATTTTTAATAATTGATCACCAGTTTGCACTGTATTATTATTCCCTGAAATATTAGTAAAATGTCTATCAAATTTAACAGAAACACCAATCAAATCAGTAATAACAGGGGTACCCAGTTCATCTTCTCCAGTTACAGGATTAAAATTCACAGGGGTTTGTTCCAATTGTATTTCATTTATACCCCCAACACGTTCATCAAATTTCTTCAATAGCCTAGTTGCAGTATTTTCAAATTTAGCCGATAGACTCACCCTCTCATACCAAACATAGTGAAACCATCGGATTTCAATAAAGGATTTAGTGAATCATTCACCCTAACTAAAGTCGGTGAACCATCAATAGCCCCTTTATCAAAATAGGACACCTTAACAGCACCAACAACCTCTTCAGAGGCTACCGATTGGCCAGGTGAAGATGGTTGCAACGTTTGCCCTTGTGCGTGCTCATAAGCAGCAAAGACTTGTGAATCTATCAAATCTTGAGGAATAATATCAGAACCAATCGAACTACCATCAATTACAACTCCAAACCTAGGCCATTGCATAGATTGACTGCCATTCCTCTTCCAACCCTTGAAACTTTGTCGAAAAGCTTCAATATATCGTGCAGCATTCAAAATTTGCTGTTCTGCTATTGCATCATCAAGATTAAGATCTTGACCTAATGGGATTAATATAGACCTTGCATCAATCAACGATACATAACTGTTTGCACCTGCAACATTAGAACCATCTTCAACCACGATGCTCATGTATAAAAAGGAGGTTCTTTGTTCAAAGTCGAATCTCTATCCACTTGAAAATGTGCGTCAAGATTTAAACCAATTGCATTACCAGTAAACGTATCATTAGCATGTGTTGCATCACGATACACCCTAGCTAAAACTATCATGCCCGGTTCTGCACCAGGAACCGTTATACCCGGATCGGCAACTTCTGCAAGCATATGCTGATTTATAACACCCGGCGCAGCCTGTTCAATAAATATAGTGACTGTATTTCCAAAAACATCTTGACCATGACCTTGTGCTGCCGACCACTCAATACCCCACCTAACAACACCAGTATCTACATTATCTGGCAACCAATGAATATGTGGATAAAATGCCGTTCCCACTGCAAAATCATGGTCAACCTGAAACATCACCCACAATTCGTTTAAGACAGTAGGCGAAAAAGCATACGCATAAACCCCAGTAGACCCAGCACCATCATCAACAACCTTCGTCCAAGTAGGCTCGTTAGTACCTGTTATTTTAGCATTTGTAAAACTACCAAACATATCACGCCAACCAGGAGCATGTTTAATTAATTGCTTCTCAGTTTCAAAATTACTTTTAATAACTTGATCTACAGTTTCTTCGATATTTAAATTAGAAGAAATAGCATTTGTTGATACAACTCGTTGATCTTCAGGTGATATTTCACCAGTAATATTATCCGGGAATAAATTGTTTACCTGAGATATACTATCATCTTTATCAAGTGCCATCTAACATACCTTACTTCGAGATTAATTATTTCTTACTGATTGGTGGTGGTGGTGCTAGTGGCAATAATGTTGAATTATCAATTATTTCCGTTTCTGTTATTTTATCCACCCATTTTGTCATAATTTTATCATCAAAATCAGACAGGTTGATTATGACTTTTTCACCATCTCTATTCACTTCTATTGTTGGGCACCTCATATTCATAACAAAACCTCAAAATTAATTAACCAAGCAATGTGCCGGTATGTTCTGGTTTGATATTCTTAACACCCCAAGAAGTACCGATTTCCCATTGTGCCATGTGATACCCAAGATACAACGCAATATCGAAAACTAAATTGTTAATAGAATCAATAATAACAAATCGATCTGTTGCCATATCTTTGCCACCAGGCAATGCAGGTAATCGATTTAAAAGAATTACACCAGAACGACTAAAAAATGAATTTTGAACTGCAAGACTACCAATTGTCATAGCAACACCATCAGCTAGTGTTTCACGTAATCCAGGAGCGGCAATGACAAGATCGGAATCCCCATCACCTGCAAATCCGGTTGCAACAATATATTTATTTGTATCACCTGCAAAAGTGACAACATCACCAGCAACACTAGTTCCGGTCCCAGTATCAACATGAATTTCAGTAGTTCCGATTGGTAATGTTGCGGCGGCGGGAGTATCAGTAACATAGCCACTACCAGTACCAATGGGTGTGGTTTGGACACCAGCAGATTCCCGAATCTGAAATTTGTTCAAATCCAACAATAAACCATTGCGTAAAGTCTGATCTGTCCCAGCTTCATTTACTTTAGTCAACTGGGTATTTTTCCGTAATTGTGCCCCAGCTGTTGAATTAATGACCATTCGTAAATCATTTTGAGGAGCACCATTATCAATTATAACTTTTAACGCATCGGCTGACTCATTAATAGTATTATTAAAAGGTGTACTCCCAGCTGCCCCAATAGCTCTAGAAGCCGTATTTTTAATTTCTACTCCTAAATCAACATCAATTTCATTCCGTAAAGTACGGAATGCTTGTTGAATCTCATCATCAAGAATTGTATTGTGCCCTGGTCCAGGAGCTTGAAGAGAAAGAATTTCTTCTCCCCGCCACGGTAACGCTACTTTACGAGATTTTGTAATAGCCATACTAACAGGATCCATCTCTACCCCATCAGCTTCTGTTACAACCATTGCAGGAACAATATCAGAAGCGGTAATAGGAGGAGTGCGGTTAATCGTAATAACCTGATTTAAAGCAGCTCTTGAAGCTTCTGCGTCACGAGAAACAGACGGTGCATAACCCACAGCTTCCTGTGAAACCACGTCTAAATTTCTATAAATGATGCGAATTAATCCGGTAAGTGTATTTGCCGACACAATAAAACTCCTTTTAAATCAAATATTTTAATCAACTACGTTACCACCCTCACGTATAAACCCAGCAACCTGTAAAGGAGAAGTATTATCAAATTCAGACCTACTCATTGTCTTATCAACAATACCAGAACTGTTGCCACTACCTCCAGTAGACCCACCACCTTTAGCATTATTTGCAATTAAATGATTACTATAATCTTTATTAGATTTGATTTCAGATAAGACTTGATCACCAGTTTTACCAGTCAATTCAGAACCGTTCAATTCAACAATATTACCATCTCGAACACCAAGCCGGATTGAAATTTTGGCTTTAATAGCATCACGGACCAAAGAATCATTGACCACATTACTATTGATGAACTTATCAACAAAACTATCAACAGTACGGGAATTTTCAACATCTACCCGTTTCTTTTCACCATCAAGAATACGTTGCTCAAGTTGTTGTGTTTTTTCATCCCGTTCTTCAAGAAGATTTTTCATTTCATCAAAAGTACTAGCACTATGAATTTTATCAGCATCTGCTTGCTTTTTATCCTTGCGAGACTGTTCATCTTGTGCTTTTTTATCATTGCTAGTTTTCTTTACGTCTGCCAACAATTCATCATGATTCTTTTTCAACCCAGAAACATTCAAATCATACTCTTTGATGATTGCTTTTTTCTGTACGTCTGTAAGCCCTTCTATTCCATCAAGTTTCATTTCAATAACTCCAAATTTATAATAAACATCAAAATACCGACTATAGCCACAAAGTGAGGGGGAGGAATGATAGCTACAATCGATATTTTAATGTTTTTCATTTTAAATTAATATAAGTAGTACCTGACATATTCAACAGGCTAGAGTTGAACCAGTATAAGCCGATGTAATAAGCACCGTTTTATCCTTATCATTAAGCTATCGCCGATATCAGATACTACTTACATTAATTTAAACATTGGCTTCTTCAAATACCTCTGGTCGTTTTGCTCTCATTTCATCAAGTGTCAATGGTTGAAAATTTTTATCCAGACTTAAACGCCCAAATTCTTCAGCAGTTAAACCACCATTTCGTAACAATTTACCCCTATTAACTCCAATCACGGAATTTTGGAATTTAGCAGATTGAGTTATCAACCATTCATAGTATGTTTTATCAGCAGCAACTTGTCCAATCTTTTTTTCACCGACTGCGGGACGTTTGGCATCTTCATCTAAAAAATCAAACCGTTCATCTAGAATTGCTACCGTAGTTGTTCTACAACCGACATGGAAAGGCGGCAATGGGCCTTCCCCAATCTTAAAATTTCGACCGTCAAGCCCTCTACATATTGCAGTTGTACTACTATCAAGAGTTGCAACCACTTGATAACCTTTCACTAAATCGCTATTCTGTTGCATTGTTTCAGTACGGGCTACACTTGCAACATGCTGGATAGCAGTACGAACAATAGCCCGATTATCACGGTTTATCTTAGCCAGTACACCGTTTTTAAATTTCTGCTGCTTGGTACCTCTAATCTCCAAACTCATTTGATTAACGGTCTTACCCTGCGCAAACCCTTGTTGAATAACAGTATTTACTCTGTTAATGCTGTCAGTAGTCCAATCTTTAATAAACGGTTTCAATAATGGTTTACTAGTCAATCCCTGTACCGACATAGGTACTACTCTGGAAGCTGTTAATAATTGTACCGGTGCTGGTGTAACAGAATCAAAATTATTTACCGTTTGGTTTAACGCTTGGGTTTCAAATTCCGCTTGATCAATGGTGATATCTTCTAAGTTTTCACCTAAAAAACCAACATATTCAGAATAAATCAAATTCTGAATCTCATTGAAATCAGTAAGCAGAATTTGCAATCTACGCTTGGTTCTAATTGTTTGTCCTTCAGATTCTAAACGTTTGATAATCTGATTAGATAAATCACGTAGAAACTTGGCAAATTTTCGATGTTCACCTTCTTTCAACCCTTCAAGAAGAACCTGATTTCTGATCTCAATATTTTTTAATTGTTCTGGTGCGGTTGGCATATTATAGCCCCTTTTGCATAACTCAACCACGAACTTTTATCGACACATATAATGTCTCTAAAATCTTTCGATGCATAAGACATCAAGATAAAACCAATTGCCAAAACTAAGCAGATTTCCATAAATCTTTCCATTATTTATCCATGATATACGTTATCATGGATAAATAAACCATCGTCACCAATTGGGATATTATGATTACAAAAATGACAATAAGAATTGCCACCTATCAAATAATCTGGTCTCATCAGTACAAAATCGTTGTCTTTTAAAAGTATGCGAACTAAGTCATGTTCAAACAAAATTATTTCAATAACACCTATCACAACCTTACCAGACAAATTAAATCTAACTACTTGACCAACTTCAACAAACATATTATTCACCACCCAAATCAACACCGGGTAATTCCCCATCAACCTCTACTTGCAATTTCCCCAAATCTTCATCACTAGAAATCACATTGGATGCTTGCAATTGCTTCCTTGCTATTCTAACAGAGTACAAACCAGATTGCCATTCAACGACGATCTGTTGCCGCTCCTGTGGAGTTAATTTACTATCAAAGAAGTTTTTATTTAACTGATATTCACCTTTAAAATCAACATTCAAAAATCTTGCAATCCAACCTAATGATTTTGTGTATCCATTGGAAACATTGATACCAACAATTGATAGCATTGAAGTATCAGCGGCTTTTTTAGTCCTGACTGCTTCCGCTGTTTCGGTTCCTCCACCTTCAGAAATCAATTGGGCACCAAGTGCAACCATTTGTTGTTCTTTATTCTTAGCCAAATCGTTTGCCAGTACATTTGGACTAGGTTGAGCATAACCAAATTGACCACCGTTACCCATTACAATAATGGAAGTTTCACCAAATTTCTGTGTGTTGGTATCTTTTTTATTCGGGTTACTCTGTACACTCGAATAACGATCATCAGCAATCCAAGGAGTTGCAGCAGATAACTGAAATGAACTGTGTTCAAGATCGGCACTATTTCTATAATGCCCAATATTTACATCTGTCAATGATTCCAATGGTGCAAAATCTATCGAAGGGTCATTATTTTCAGAACCGATAAATTCAAACGGTATTTCATCCCATGGCTCACCAGAACCATCTATAATTTCGATTTCTTCCCCTGGTGAATCGTCACCTTCAACCCATAATTGTTGAGTATATTTCCCTTCGGTCAATCTGAGGATACGATAACGTTTTTTAATTTCACGCTTGATTCTATGCTCATCGGCAAAGATACTAACCATTTCTAATAAAACCACCAAATCAAGCGTCATCATTCCGTTAATGGATGACTGATTCCAATCAATAATATCGGTAGCATTGTATTTTTTAGTAAATGGTCTAAATCCGTTCTGAACATCAGCAATCGTTGTCGGTTTTTCTTCTTTACCCTCTTTTTTTATCGGTATATCAGTTAACAAACCATGCCTGCCAATCTTAATAACTTCAGATGAAACAGCATGTGATTGCTGATTGATCCCCATCCCATTACCATCAATGTCAGTTTCAATATACTCCATTAATTCGGGCAATTCTGGAATCGTAGGCTCTACCCGATACAACATACCTAGCAACCCAATTAGGGTACGCCCTGTAGCATTATACAATATCGCTGATTTTCGATAACTGGCATTCAAACGCTTATTATAATCGGATACATCTAACGGATTGATAACCCGCAAATATGTTCCTGGTTTTTCCTCATCCCGTTTTTTCAGCCGATATTCACCGTCAACAACATCATTAACCCGTTGCTGACGTGGAAAATTCAACACATATTCTACATTCGGTTTAATATCTTCCCAAATCACAGATTTAACCTTCAAATATCAATCAATAAAAATATCAATTATCAACAGTATCACTGTTAAAAAAGATAGAATTCCAAGATAAGGATCAATAAAAATCTTAAACTTTTTATACATTTACGTACTCTCAAACTGGTAATTTATAATATATCATAACTACGATGCCCATAATTCCCATAATGCCCACAATTGCTACAATGCCCACAATAAACAACGAGTCATTCGTCTCTTTAGATTCAATAACAGCACCTAATATACTTTCATGTTCTTCGGTTTTTTCGGTACTCATTTCAACTCCTCAAACTGGTAATTGATAACCAATAATTGTTTCTGGTCTGTTTATCGGAAATTTGTCACATATAAAATAACCACCAGCATCGGGTTTATGATCATTATTACCTGATTTATCCGGCATTCCTGATTTATCATAACTTTGCTGTTCTAAATTTTTTGTGTACCCTGGACAACGAATAGTATTTACTTTATATTTCCGTTCACCCTTGGAACTCAAAAACATTCGATTCATGGATGCAGTACGATCTTTAATTCTCGGATTCAAACCATTATACACACAATGATAACCTACTTCCTCTAATTCTGCAATATCTGAGGTTGAAGCATCTACGGTTTGCCTACTATAACCACTAGCATCTGGATAAATTGAAATAGGGTGTTTCAAGTATTTCTCTTTCAAAGCTACAATCATCGCAGGAGTATCATAAATACCACCCAATTCATCAACCGCAATTGGGTTACCATTTCTAATAATGTGAACTATTGCCGACATGTTGGTTACATTAAAATCCATCCCAATATGCAGATATTCACCAGGATCTTCGATAATAGATGAATGATTCAACACTCGATCAAACATGTTGTAAACGGTTCCAGCAGTCAAATTTACAAACAACCCATTTACATAGGCGTTAACCAATTCAGACGAATAAGTTTCCATTAATGTTGGAATATAATCACCCGGTAAATATTTTTTATTTTCGTAACTGGAAGCCTGGACCATAGAATAGGATTTCGAGGGATTATCAGCAAATAAATTATAAGTGTGTTTAAATCCTTCTGGTGTTGTCGTCATACCAATTACAACCTGATATTCAATTGATCCCCTTCGACGTGCAATAATTTTATTCCATGCTTTTTCTTGTTTTTCAATCGTTGCTAATGTATCCATCTCATCAATGAACGCCCTTGCAAATTTAAATCCAATAATTGAATTTGGATTATCCATAGAACGACAAATGATAGTACCGTAAAAACATGAATTTCTATATAAATGGACTTCTCGATTTGCAGTTTTGATATCACAGGTGAACCCAAGTAATTTACCAGCTTCTTCAATTGTCGGATAGAAAACATCACGAATGGTGCCGTATGTTGGCCCAAAGTAGGCCATAGTGATACCAGGATGAACACTTACAAAATTCAGAAGGTCAAGACAACCCACAAACGTTTTACCGCTCCCATATCCTCCTACATAGGCTCTGAATGATGTAGTTAACTGATTCAGGTAAATATTTTGGGGGTAGCTTAAACCAGCAGTCAGAAGAGAGAGAATTGAACCACTCAATCGATCTTACCAACCCATTTTAACCGCAATAATTTTGACCATACCCAAGCCAATACCCACACCAAGAAAACCATTATTGAAATAATGCCCATGATCATCCCGTCAATTAACCCAACAAAAACAACACCATCATCCATGATTAATAATGCTGCTAACATTGAAAAAATGATGATGATCAAAGCTATGGCTACACGAAATATTTTTATCATGTACTGACATCTCCATCTTCATCACGCCCTATAGTCACCTTGCACGCCCTAACAGGTGCACTAACAGTGTACGTGATATTCAATGGTAGTGCTGGTAGTTGCTCCCCTCCTCCCTGACTGGACAATGCTGGTTCCGGTTTGAATTCTTTAGGACGGCGGTTGTACAACCATACCTTGATAGCTCCAACGTTAGGAGGGATATGTTTTTTAGTTTTAGTGATTTTTACCTTAACTTTTCCGCCATCAAATTCAGGTTGCTCAGTTTCCTTCTTTTTCTCCACATAATCATATCCTGTAGCAATTTCATACAGCGATCGAACGACTTTAGAGTCATAATCATCTCTATTAATGTTCAAAACGGCTGCGAAATCTTTATACATCGATTTCCACTTAGTAATAGAAGAGATACTTACACCAAAAAACTCAGCAACCTTTTCATGAGTATAGCCCATTAAGACCAAATCACGGGTTTGTTCAATCATGGATTGCTTAAATAAAGTCTTTCGACCATTCTTTTTTTTATCTCTTTTTCCACTGGGGTATTTATAACCTTTAGTTGCTCTTTTTGCAGCTAATGCTTCAGATGCAGTCACAAACATAATTATCACCTTGAATGTATTGGTTTTTGTTTAAATCTATATTACAATGTAAATTTTGTCAACAATAGATTATATCCAACACCAGCAGATAAAGGAAAAAATAAAAATGCACACTGTTGGAAGTGTTGATTTATAACATATTAATTCGATTAATGACGTATTTCAGAGTGATTTACAGCATATAATCATAATTAATTATTAATTAATTATGATTATATGCTGTAATTTTAGATGTTTTTTTGCTGTTTCTGTATACTGATTGGTGTTTCGATTGGCAGTGGGCTGGATATGTCCAGTCTGTGTCCAATCTGTGTCCAGTCTGTGTCCAGTCTTCTAATAACGATTATCTATTAAAAATCAATTACTTTCATGATCTGTCCAGTGTGTCCAGTCTAAAATGATGTATATCTATATGAAAATGTCACCATTATATTAACATTATAATTTTGTTATTTTGTTTTTTTCTTATATAAATATACCATTTTAGACTGGACACACTGGACAGCATAGTATAAATATATAATTTTATGCACATTTATCGTTATTAGAAGACTGGACACAGACTGGACACAGACTGGACACAGACTGGACACACTGGACACAGACTGGACACCACATGAGAAACGGTTTTATTTCAACCGGAATTATTTTATTCTTGACAAAGCCTTTGTATTGATATATTCTATGATCATCAAAATATATATATATATATGGAGTAAAACAATATGCGACCAATATCTGAATCTTTTACTAGCCGTGTTAAACCTGAAATTGCAGAAAGTTTTAGAAAAATATCTTCAGAACTGGATAAAAAACCAGCACATTTAATTCGAGAACTCATCATAGCAACAGTGGAGAATCGAATTAAAATAACTCCTAAGAATATTAATGGAGAATATCACAAAAATTTATATACTTAGTAGCATGAAGGAACCGATATGAAGGGAGTTGCAGAAATAAAATCAGCAGGTTTAGGGTGTTTTCCATGTTTGCAAAACAAACACCCGATGGTAGAAAGAGGTCAAGACTGGAGAGCAGCTGCATTTTTACCAGAGGATCAGTTAGAGAAGTCGAACATTTGGGGTTTGTTAGTACCATCAAGAATTTTAATAATTGATTTAGATCTGTATGATGGGATTACACGGGAAGATGCTGATAAAGTTCTTGGTTGTAAGCTGCCATGGGACCAGTCGTTGATCCAAAAAACGCAAAGTGGTGGAGAACATCATGCATTTCTTGTTGATTTTGGTGATTACCCAGCAAATATTTCACAGAGAAACGGTTACCCTATCAAAGGGTTGGATACAAAAATAGCTGGGAAGGGGTATATTTGTTTAGGGCATAAATATACTGAGATGGGATCGGGGATTATTGGATTAAGTAACCCTGACAGGTTTCCACGGTTGCCAGATGCCGCATATGAAGTTCTAAAGCGTGACAATCATCAACACAACCTAGCACCTCCTCCAACCATGAAAGCCGATATAGACATCGGTAGGCTCAAGGAAGCATTAAAAAATATAGATCCCGAGGGCAGTCGGGATCTATGGCGTAACGTTGGATTTGGTTTGAAGCATGGGTTTGGTAATGATCCAAAAGGATTTGAACTTTGGAATCAGTGGAGCAGAGGTGATTTTCACGGCAATGGTACACCAGAAAAATACAAAAATAAAGAAATGATTTGGCAATGGTCAAGTTTTAAGCAATATGTTCCAGGTGGAGTGACGATAAGTAGCATCTATCACTATGCTGGTATGACTAGCCCCCATGAACAGATGAGCATGGATGAGATATCTAAGTTAGTAGGCTGGACTGAACCAGTAGAACCATCGTCACATCTACCAACTATCATTCATGTGGATAAGATTCCAGCACAGGTAATTGAAGACCATCCGATTATAATTAGCGATAATGCACGGATAAAGCCCAAACATCCTTGGTTAGTTGATAAACGATGTGTTTTCGAGATATTAAAAGGTGAATACAAAGGCCGACTTCAAAAGTTTGATGGAAGCCCTCGCTGGTGGTCAGGTAGAGAATGGGAATATCTAGGAGAAACAGATTTGATTAATTTCATAACTGACTCTTTACCTGAACGTTATGGAAGTACGGTTCGTATCAAACAAATACATAAAATGTTCTTGTATCGAATGCCTAAGATTAAGACACCTAAACCGTCTAAAAAGGTATTTTTTCTTGATGGGGTGTTAGATTTATATTCTGGTAAATTTGTCCAACATAATAAGAACAATTATAATATCGGCACATTGTCGGTAAATTATAGAGATAAAGGGATGACCGTTGAATGGATAAAGTTTTCAATAAGTACACTTGAAGAAGATGAGATTAAATTATTGCAAGAGATTATGGGTTTCTTTCTGGTACATCATAATTTAGGAATAGAAAAGTATATAGCTTTCACTGGAGTCACGAGAGCAGGTAAGGGTATAATTTTAAGGATTTTAAGAGCTATATTAGGTAGCGGTTTTTGTGGATCGTTTAATTTTAGCACGCTGGGTACTCCTCAAGGACATGATGCACTATGGAAGCATCAGGTATTAATAGATCCTGAAGCCAAGGCTCCGAAGAGGGAGGAGAAAGTTTCAACTTTACAGACGATACAAAAGGTAACCTCGAACGAACCGATAAGTTCTCGTGTGCTATATAATAATGAATATAAAGAAGGCATAGTAAATTGTAAGTTGATTATCGCATGTAACAATTTACCGATATTTTCAGATGACAGTGGGGCATCGGCAAGTCGTATAGAGATTTTGAAATTTAGTAAGAGTTTTTTAGGTAAGGAGGATAAACAACTTTACAAGCGATTAGAGAAAGAACTTTCTGGGATTACTCATTGGGCTATTGAAGGATTGCAAAGATTGATAGCTAATAATGGAGTATTTACAAAGCCTAGGTCTAGTATAGAAGAGATGGAAGATTTAAAAAATCTGTCAAAACCTTTGAATGGATTTATTGAAGATTATTTAATTTTTTATTCTGAATATAAAGTATCAACGGACAATTTATATAGTGCTTATAAGCTACATTGTGAAAAAAATAAAATGCGAATTTGGAGTGAAACTATGTTTAGAAAGAGATTGAAAAATACTTTATTAAATGAAGATGTAAAACCATGTAGATATAGGGTGAATGGAGTTAGGACACAAGGATTTGAAGGCGTGAAGATTATTGATTCTGTGTTTGTAGGTATACCTGGAGTATCACCATCGTCTGCACCATTACCACCAACACCAATGAAGGATAAATGAAATGATTGGAGAAAAAGATTTTTTCAAATGGTTATTAGATCAAAAACACCGAGATGATCCAGTTGGTGATCTAGCTAGTTTTTTAGAGGAAGATATTAAAATCACTAAAATTAACAATTATTATTTTGAAGAATTAACGAATTATTTACAACATGGTCCAGATGTAGATTTTAGAGTATTAGAAATTTTAGATGAGGCGTATTTAGAATGGAAATTTATAGTTTTTACAAGTGAACAAGCAGAAAGAACGAAAACATTAAAAACAAGAAGGGAATTATTTTACAACAAATTATTTACAACATGGTCCAGATGTAGATAGAAACTATTTAGTGTATTCCAGTCTGAAACATGGTGATTTTAGATTTTTGATGAATATTTGCAACATTACGTTTGTATTCACCATGAAAGAATATATTGAATTTCTCTCTATAAATTAAAATGATACTTAGACCTTATCAAATTAACGATAAACAGAATATCTATCGCTCGTGGAATTCCGGTAATAGAAATGTCATGTATGTTCTTCCAACTGGTGGCGGTAAAACGGTGGTGGTTTCATCTATCGTCGGTGAATTTAAAGGACATCAAGTTCTTTTGGCTCATCGTCAAGAATTAATCAGTCAGATTTCATTAACTTTAGCATCGGTCGGGATAAAACATAATTTAATGGCCCCTGATAAATTAATCAGGGTAATTTCAACTGTTCAAGCGAAATCATTCGACAAATCATTTATTGATCCATTGGCTAAGATCACTTGTGTAGGAGTTGATACATTAGTTCGTAGATTGGACAAAGTGGAATTTAAGCAATGGTCACGAAAAATCAGACGATGGACTATTGACGAATGTCATCATGTACTGAAAAAAAATAAATGGGGGAAAGTATCAAGTGCGTTTCCAAATGCTACCGGGTTAGGTGTCACAGCGACACCAACAAGAACAGATGGGTGTGGACTTGGTTCACATAATGACGGTGTTTTTGACGATATGGTCATGGGTCCAACCATGAGCGAATTAATCACTATGGGAAACTTGACACAATATAGAATTTTTTGTGTTGATGCCGATAATTTTGATTTATCAAGTGTTTCTATTGATAGTGGTGGTGATTTTAATAGAAAAAAAGTATCTGCTGCTGTTGAGAAATCAACAATAACAGGTGATGCAGTTTTACATTATTTACAATATGCAAATGGTGTTAGAGGGTTGACATTCTGCACCGATGTTAAAGCAGCACGAATTACAACAGATAAATTTAATCAAGCCGGTGTTCCTGCAATGTTGGTCACTGCTAAAACTCCTATTGGAGATAGGATAAATGCATCTAAATGGTTGAAATCTGGAAAGTTATTACAGCTTGTTAATGTTGATATTTTCGGTGAAGGGTATGATTTACCAGCTGTGGGTTGTGTTTCAATGTTAAGACCAACCCAATCATTGAATCTATTTATGCAACAATTCGGTAGAGCATTAAGACCATTGGAGGGTAAAACCCATGCAATTATTTTTGATCATGTAGGAAATGTTAAACGTCATGGATTACCTGACATGCCCAGGGTTTGGAGTTTAGAACCAAACTTTAAACGAACAAAATCTACCCTTATGGAAGATTTAGCAATACCGATAACCACATGTAAAACCGTTGGATGTTTTGCACCATATGATTCAAGATTGTCAAGGTGTCCGTATTGTAAAAGTATTAAGACGATAAGTTCTAAAACTTCAATCAAACAAGTCAAAGGTGATTTGACAGAATTACATCCTGACACCATCGAAATAATGAAAGGAGAAAGAAAGAAAATAGACAATCCTCCACCACCACCGACATTACAGGGTGATATGATTAGATTTTCGGTTATAAAGAGGCAAAGAATCAGAAAAGAAAAACAGATTGAATTACGTTCTATGATTTCTCAGTGGGCAGGTAATTTACGTTTTTTTGGTAAAACAGATAGTGAAATTTACAAGATTTTTTATATGGTCACAGGAGTTGATATTCTTAAAGCTCAAACGTTAGGAGCTGGTGACGCAACACGTTTAATGGAGAAGCTACAATGACTGAATTGAATAGTTTACAGAAACTAGCAGTAAGTGAATTGGATAGACTTGTTGGTAAATTAACTGTGATAAATAATGATATGAATGCACCACGCCCTCCAATGAAAGAAGATGTACGAATAGAGCAAAATATTTATCTTGCATCTCTACCGTCTGAACAAACCAAGTTGATCAGACGAATTAGAAAATGGTCACAAGCATTATGTGGAAACACAACCACATCCGCTATTTCGGTCAACTACAATGACTGAATTGAATAGTTTACAGCAACTTGCAGTGAGTGAATTGGATAGACTTACTGGTGAATTGCGGATGATAAATAGTTGTATGAATCCACCACATCCGATAATGACAGACCATACACAAAAGACATCGCAATAAAGAATATGAGTTTGGATTGTTAAGACACAAATATCTTTGTTGGCCATGTAATCGGGAATTATTATGAAACATGAAAATCAACTGAAAGCATGGGTTAGGCTTAATTCTCAATCAGAGTTTCAATCTTTCATGATGCGGAATAATTCAGGGGTTTTACCTAATCCATTAACTGGGATACCTGTTAGATTCGGGCTTGGTAACGATTCCTGTCAAACCAACGCTGTTTTTAAATCATCCGATCTTATAGGTATAACCCCAGTAATTTGCCACTGTGGACATACTTATGGAGTTTTTACAGCTCTTGAAATTAAAAAACCCGGTTGGGTACCGAATACAAACAATCAGGAATATATAGCTCAACAGAATTTCATTAGTACCATTAGACAAAAATCCGGTATTTCAGGATTTATACAAAGTAAAGAGGATTTTTATAATATCTACAAGTGAGAGTGAAAAAAGTAGTCTGATACAAATTTTATTAATTGAAAATTTAGGAGTAAAAAATGCAAATTATATTTGATCCGATGAAACTTGAAGATCGTGGAGCTGTTACAGCTTTGATTGATCAATTTTCTATTAATCCCATGGAACATCAGGTGTCAACAACAATACCAGTACCATTGACATCTGCTGAACCGACTGGATTTACAGATGTAGATAAAAATGGTACACCTTGGGATGTAAGATTTCACACATCCACCAAGATTAAAACAATCAAAGGATTATGGAAACGCAGAAAAGGTGTAGACAAAGAAAATTATGACGATTATGCCGCTCAATTCTCAATGGCACCTACTGCACAATCATTGGCACCTACTGCACAATCATTGGCACCTACTGCACAATCATTGGCACCTACTGCACAATCATTGGCACCTACTGCACCAGAAATAGACATGTTAGTAGAGATTGATGATATGTTTGCTGATTTGGATGAATCTGGACATATTGGAGACTTTTCAAATTGGGTATCTTCCGTGTTGAATTGGGCCAAACCAGGAGCAAAAAATGTTTCTGAGCTTGAAGATGATCTAGAAGCACAAAAAAGATTATTTGATCATCTTCAAACCGTTAAATAAAATGTTTACAAACATTTCACCAAGTAGAATGTCAAGAATCGTAAATTGTCCCGGTTCTGTAAATATTTGTAAACAATTTACCGCACTGTCAGAAGATGATGGGGAAGAAGCGAGACAAGGAACCTTGGCACATTGGTTAGCACAACAAAAACTATCACAGGGGGTTGATGTATGGCAATTTTTAGACGAAACCCCATTAAATGATCAAATTGTTGACCGTGAAATGATAACTCATATTCTAGGGTATTTTGAAATTACCAAAACATACCCCTGTGCATATGTTGAACAACGATTTGAAATTACAATGGGTGAGTTTAAGGGTTTCGGTGGTACTCCTGATTTTGTTTCTTACGATGAGTTATCACGTGAATTAACTATAATTGATTTAAAATACGGTTTTATTCCTGTTTCAGTTTTTAAAAATTGGCAATTACTATCGTATACTTGGTTATTCCACAATCAATTCCCAAAATTGCAGATTAGGAATGTTAAATTTGGAATTTATCAGCCAAGAATCTCAACGAAAGAAGGGATTTATAAAATCTGGAAATTCCCGTTTCAAGAGATACAAGAGCGTGGATATTTTCAAAAAATTAAGGTATCTCTGCGTGATTGCCAGTCTAAATTTTCAATGACAAGAGCCGGTGACCATTGTCATTATTGTTCTGCAATGTTGCAGTGTAATACCAATCTTGAAACCTGTTTAAGAATCGTAAATCTTGGTGGTATGCAATATGGTCAAGAACCAACTGGGGAACAACTAAGTAATCAATTAAAATTATTTCGGTTTGCAAGTAACATTTTGAAAAAACGTTTGCAAGTTATTGAATCAGTAGTTCAAATCAGATTAGAAAATGGTGAATCTGTACCGGGTTATCAATTAGAACGTGGAAATGGTAACCGCTATAGAGACATGAGTGATTCAAGGGCTGAACGTATAGGATGGCCCAAAAAATCTGTTGAATTTATGACTCCAAGACAGGCAGAAATCAACGGATTTTCACAAAAAATAATTGATAAATTCACCAAAACTAGAACGTCTGTTAAATTAACAGAATTCGACATTCAGAGAGTAGAGGAGCTTCTAAAAAAATGACTAAAGAAACACGTATTTTAATAGGCCGTGTGATTGGTGGTAATGTGAAACAAAAAATGCAATCATGGGATATGATAACTAAACAACCAGCAGTAAATAAAGATGGTACGCAGAAAATGAATTTCTATTTTCAATTAGCTGTACCTAAAACATCTCCTGAATTGTATGATCGTGATGGAATACCTGGTGTATTTTCTATTATGATTGCGGCTGCTAATGGTCGTCAATGGCCCCTAGATTTGAATAATGATGGGTATTCATGGAAATGTAATGATGGTGATGGTTTAAACGCCAATGGTAAACCATATTCTCAACATGCAAAAGATTGTTATATTTTCCACTTTAGTAGTGGTTTTGAAAGTTTGCCAAAATTATTGGAAGTTGCCCCGAATGGTTCACCAGTGGAATCTATTAATCATGATAATTTTTACACTGGTGTACATGTTAAAGTAGGTGTAAGTTTTGCAAATAACGTTCAGACAGGTAATACAGCGGGTATCTATTGTAATCCTGAATTTATACTATTGATCAAACATGACACTATTATAAATCCCGTTGGTATGAGTTTAAATGAAATTGCCGGTATGGTTGGTCATTGTGAGCAAGTGGTAGGTGTTCCATATCCTGGTGTTTCTCAAACAGCTTCAATGTCAATGCAACAGCAGGCTCCAGTTGCACCAATGCAACAGCAGGCTCCAGCTGCCCCAGTGCCCATGCAACAGCAGGCTCCAGCTGCCCCAGTGCCCATGCAACAGCAGGCTCCAGCTGCCCCAGTGCCCATGCAACA